CTTCTTACGATATTGCTTCTGGGTATAGTGTATTGCCTATTGGCATGGGTGTTCCTGATTGGATTTATGACAGTTGGGCGACACGAATGGATACCGAAGATCTTGAATACACTGGACCGAAAGTATCAAAACTTCCTTCGCGCTTAAACTTAGCATCTACTTTTAATTGCTTCTGTGTTTACAATGCAGAACCAATTGCTGAGGGCGTTAGGTTTTCGGAAATCAACCCATTAAATGGTAAATGGGATTGTGATACCACTACCATTTGCTTTGCCTTCTTACAAAGAGGTTATGACAAGATATATATGTGCAGAATTCCTATCCTTCACAAGCCGTGAGACTACTTTTTTCACCTATACTTAGAACACCAAAAAAATCTGAGATGTCTCTTTCTACCCAAGTAAAAGAATCCATTGATCAAGCTGCTGAGTACATGCGTGATGCATTGGCATTTGCTGCACGTACCGAGCATCCAATTACGATTACAACCATTTCAGATCTATTATGTCGTATTGAATCCTTGGAACAGATGGATGATTTAATGCAGCAATTTGCGAGTAAATCAGATGGAGATCAAGCGCCCAAAAAACGAGGCTGAGCGCCTCGAAGAATACTTTAGGCAACTACAGTATTTAATACCATGTCCGCCACCTGATTGGCAGAAAAAAGCGAAAGAATGTAAGTGGGCTAAAATATTGAAAGAACAGAAAAATAATCCTGATGTCTCAGGAAAATAGTAAATATACAAAACCAGAATTACGTGAACGTATTAAAGATCGCGTAATGGCTAGCACTAAAGGTGGTAAAGCAGGTCAGTGATTTTGTGCTATTGTAAGAAAAGCACAAACCAACCAATGCAAAAGCTTTGCCGAGAATGCGGAATCAGGAAACCGCATGAAAATTTTGGAAACAAAGGGTATAACTCAACCGGCAATATAAAGAGAGACAGTGTATGCAAAGATTGCAGATCTTTGGTTAACCGCCGATTTAGGTTTTTGTATGGAGCAGACGGCCAAAAACAATGTTCTAAATGTGCTCATTATTTAGATTGGGATTGCTTTAGAAGAAGAAAACAAGACGGCAAGTTATATCTTCATTCTTCATGCAAAGCTTGTAATAAGTTAAGTTGGGATAAATGGGTGAACAATAACAAGGAGCATTATCAGAAAGTTAAAAAACAAGGACAAGATTTATTACATCACAATCACAAAAAATACGAGCGCAGAGGGATAACAAAAGAGCAATACGACATTGTGTTTGAAGCCCAGGAAGGTTTATGCGCAATATGCCAAGAACCTCCCAAAGATAAACAATCTTTAGCCATGGATCACAATCATAAAACAAATGAGTTCAGAGGTTTGTTGTGCAAAGAGTGCAATAGAGCCCTGGGTTTATTTGGTGATAATATAGATGTATTGACAAACGCAGTCACTTATCTTAAAGAGCGAGGAAGTTATGGCTGAAGATAAAAGCAAGTACACCAAACCAGATTCGCGTGAGCGCATTAAAAACAAAGTCATGCGTGAAGGCCGTGGCGGTAAACCGGGAGAATGGTCGTAGCCGTAAGGCTAACTAATTATTTCGGCTAGAAAAGCTCAACTGCTTGCCCAGGAGTATGAAAAAGCGGGTGGCGGGTATCGCGGTGGCAAGGGTAAATCCCAGAAGTCACTGGAGAAGTGGGGAAAAGAAAAGTGGATGACCAAAGATGAATACGAAAAACGCGGCAAGGCTAAAGCTGCTGCCAAAAAGTACAAGGATAGCAAGTGATGCAACTAGCAGGAAAGTACTCTAACGAAGTATCCGGAAGTACTGGTTATATACCAGGCACTGATCCCAGGGATTTTTTACTTGAACCAAAGTACAACTTTTGGGCAAGCGAAACTTTGCCTTTGGGTGTTTCTATTGATCAAGCAATTGAAGACGGCCTTTGGCAAAAAATGTTAAAATACAAAAAATAAAACCATGGCAGACAAGGCTATACAAAAGGGATATACCAAGCGTTACCTACCTGAAAAGGCCTGGGCCTCACTATCAAAAGAAGAACGGCAGGAGACTGATCAAAAGAAAAGAGCTGGTAGCCGCGAAGGTAAACAGTTTATTGCAAACACTGAGAAGGCAAAGAAGGCAGGACGTGCTGCACGCCGTTATCGTGACAGTAAATCATGATATCCTGACACGTGGAGCAATACCGCTCTAGGGGTAATAGTCGAAACCCCTTCCACGTTATGTATGTAGTGCTCAACAGAGCGAGGAAGGAAGTATTGCCCCGGTTTAGTACACCGGGGTTTTTTGTGTATAATTATTGAGTTCCCCTCTCTTTTTGATGGGGCACTGGGGTGACTCGCTAGGCAGACAGCCTAGAAGGAGAGCCGAGATAGAGGTGCAGTCCCTGTCTGGATACGCCTGGTTAACTCACAGCCCGATTGTCGGTACGCCAGTCACACTGCATCCATCTATTTATAACCAATCCAAGTAAATGCGTTATATTAATTAAACGAGTAAAAGTCATAAATGACTTGGGCTAACGCCAAGAAGCGCATCGATAAGAATAGAAAAAAGCTACTGGAATACAAGCAGACTTTGCAGTGCAAGAAGTGTGGGTTGGATGATCACCGTGTTTTAGAGTTTCATCACGTTAGAAACAAGTATAACGATATCTCCTTTATGGTCAACCACGGTTACTCCTGGAGCAGAGTAGAGGAAGAGATCAGTAAGTGCATCCCGTTATGCTGCAACTGCCATAGGCTTGAGCACTTTAAAGTTTAAGCGTTCCTAAGTGTTGCTTTGATTTGCCAAGCGGCCTTAAAGGCTTCGCCACAAAGCTCAGCCATGTAGTTTTGTATGTCAATAGCACCCACCTTGGCAGCAATAGGCTCTAGCTTTTTGGTCTTCATGCCAAGCTCCTCAAGGTTTTTGTAATAAACTCCAAGCATTTCATTTGGTTTATAGCTAGTGCAATGTTTAAATTCAGGACTAGCAGACATCAAGCCCTCATGGCACATAGGAAGTAAGTAGTCCATTGAACGAATGAACTCACCAAGCTTGTCGAATTGATCTTGGTGCGCTTCATATTGTTTGCCGAGGAATTTGTGCATACCTAAAAAGTACGGAGCTTCCAGGTTGAAGTGAATTAAATGTGATTGCACCTGGAGTTGATGGACGTATGCCATCAGCCCAATCAGCTTCTGGATAAAACCACCTACATCACCCGCCTTTGATTTAGCTGTAACTTTTTTTGGCACAGCTTTTAGTTCAGTTTGCTGCAACTGAACAGGTGTTACCTCTGGTTGAGATGTAGGAGTGTACATAGGTTTACAGTGCTTCAATCCATTTTAATCCAAATAACACATTAGTATTGTTTGAAATAGGAGTCACAGCAAGCGTAAGTACATCACTTACACCAGCAATTGTCCTACCTAGTTGATATGTAAAATCAGCTGGGCCACCAACTTGATTTTCTCCTTGAAGGTTAATGTAGCTTCCGTTGATTACAGTACCGCCTGACAAGCTAGTTGCACTTGTATCATAATCTACATTCCCATTGGAATGGGTTGTATAACTTGCTCCCGTTAGTGTTGCATTTTTAAGTAATGTCCACTTACAGCGATCATTACTGGTGATAACGCCATAAATTTCCGAAAGGATAATAACAGCATCCAAACGACTTGAGTTTAAGCGAATTGAGATGACTGGATATGTTGTACCCGCATTAGCAAGCGTAATGGGAGTAGCACCACGATCAATTGAATATGTTTGGCCAGCAGCTGTATAACCACCTTCTGATACAACAGAAGCACAAATTTGTTGCGCAGAAGTACCAGATGCAATGGTATCAGTATTTTCAATTTCTTGCCGCAAAGGTAGTGCAGCAGTTGTCATGTAGGTTGAGTCTTTTTCGTTTGCATTTTTAAATGTATGACAAACAATTAATTGTCCATTGATAATAAAACCGCACCGTACATCACCAACACCAAGCCATTCAACATCTGTCCAAAAGATATTTCCTTTTGTGGGGTTGAGTGTTAAACCCGAAAGGCCAAGGCCATTTAATTTATCACCATTCCACTCGTTTTGAGCAATACGTGTATTTACAACAGAACCAGACACCTTGGATCTAAGTACCATATATAAGGTTGTATTCTCTTGTTCAAAGTAGATTCCATTATCTACCCCAAAATAACCAACACGTTGACGTAGGTTTGTTTGTGCTGTCGCAAAAACAAACGAATTATTAATCAACAAAGATTTCCCTGGTTGATAAGGGAAAACACGTTTGGTTTCACGATAGATGTAATCACCAGAAGCAGTAGTTACATTAAGGTCAACCGCACTTTTATTTACTTGATATGTAGTTGAGCCAGAGTTACCACTTGCTGTAGACCATTTATCATTTTCTTGATAACGATGCTGACTATCAAATATTGTTACTGGATTTGATGTACGTAATCTACCAAAGGCATCAGAACCAGCAGGGCCATTAGGTTGTGTTGTGATCGATTGTCCAGAAATTGTTTGGACGTACAGGTTTTGATATTCGATATAGCCAGAGTGGCCATTACCCAAATCGTTTACAAAACGAATTCTATACATGGTATTTTTTCTTTATTCTACTGTGATTTGCTGAGTTAAAACTGTTAGAATTAAAAAATAAAAGATGCCCTTAAAAGGAAATGATAAATCAAGGGTGGAAGGTACAGCTTACAAACAGTACCGCCATGCCCGTAAGCGGAGTCATGACCGTTACAGGCGGAACTATTTCAGTTACAGGAGATGTTGATGTACTTCAGGGATTAGCAGTTCCTCAACATGATTATATTTCTTTAAGTTATAGTGGCAGCTCATTAACTGGAGTTGTGTACAAAGATGGTGGATCTGGTGGTAGCACAGTTGCTACGTTAGCGTTGACATATAGCGGTAGTAACCTTACTAGTGTGACAAAGAGTTAAGCCATGCCATATGTATTTAATCCCTTTACAGGGAATTTTGATGTTGTTGATACTAATACAGCAGCAGGTTCTGATACCGAGGTTCAATTTAACGATAACGGTAGCCTAAACGGCGATACCGGCCTGACCTTCAATAAGACAACTAATGCTTTAACAGTTGGCGCAAGCACTGTTGATGGTGGCTCTGCAAAGATTTATGGCGACATCAACCTGGACGACGGCGGTAGCTTCAGCACCACAGTTCAAGCAGTAACACCCACTGCTAACCGCACAATCAGCTTCCCCGATGCCACTGGCACTGTTGCACTTGTTAACGGTGCTAACGGCACAATCCAGTACAACGACGCTGGAACGCTAAATGGTAACAGCGATTTTACTGTTGACCCGGATTGGAATGATGCTTCGACAGTCTTTACTGGACTGAAGCTGAATGTAACAGATGGCGCTGGTGGTTCACCTGTAGGTGATTCAGATAGCAACCTGCTGGATTTGCAGGTGGGTGGGACGAGTGCGCTTAACGTCACACCTACTGCACTTGTTGGACCTGCAGGCAATGTGATTGCAGGAGGTTCTCCAGGGATCACCCTAAAAGGTGCCACAAACAGTGGATTAGGCGCCAACGCCAGCAATTTGGCCATTTGGGCTCAAGGAACAATCGCCTTAAACTTTGCTAACAGTCAGATTAGATTTGCTCGAGACTGGGTATTCTCTTGGAGTTCAGCCACTAATAATAACGCTAGTGCCGACACAATAATCGCTCGTGACGCCGCCAACGTTGTCGCCCAACGCAACGGCACCAACGCCCAAACCTACCGCCTTTACAACACCTACACCGACGCCAGTAATTTTGAGCGTACCTCACTAACCCGCGATTCCAGCGGTCTTGTTATTGATGCACAGAAGGGCGGCACTGGTGCA